AGATATGTTCTAGGGGATACTCCATTTAACCTAAACTCAGGGCAAGATCAGACAAAGATAGTTTATTCTCGAGAAGTAACAGATAGAAAGCTACATGCTCAGCTATTCAATATTGGTGTGGGTGTAAATGGAAAACCTCTCCCTACTCCTAGATATGGCAATACTAAGCATAATGCGTGTGTGCGAGCATCAACTCAAGTAATTAAAAAGACAATTGCTGAATGTTGCCCTACCTGTAATGGATCGGGTCGGCAGTACAAGCTCACTAAGAAAGGTGAGCCCTATAAAAACCAGCCTAGATGTAAGACCTGTGGTGGAGATGGTGCTGTATATACATCTACCGGACAAACAGCGGGACTTAAGTTAATCCCTCTAAACCCTAGCTACGCAAGTATTAATGGTTTTAAGGTTGATAAGGTAACTAACAAGCTCTTAATCAATCAAGCCAGAAGCAAAGGTAATGATCTGGCTGTAGAGTATCTTGAAAAGACTAGCCGGCTAAATGCAGTAAATACATATCTTAACTCTTTTGTTGCTGGTATTAAAACGTGGGTTAGAGAAGATGGCATCTTACACGCTAACTTTAATCAGACAGTTGCTCGTACAGGTAGATTAAGTAGTAGTAATCCAAACTTTCAGAATATACCAAAATCTCAGAAGTTTCCTGTTCGTGCATGTATAGTCAGTAGGTTCGGAAATTCGCATCAGATTATGGAGGCTGACTTTTCTGGGCTTGAATTTAGAGTTGCAGGAGAGTTGAGCAGAGATCCCCAGATCATTGATGATATTATGTCTGGTAAAGATGTACATAAACAAACGGCGATGATTATTAACCAATGTGAAGAATCTGAAGTTACCAAAGATATGAGACAAGCCGGGAAGGCCTATACTTTCGCCCCCTTATATGGAGGTTTGGGTATGTCAGAACCAGAGCACGTTCAAGAGTACTTTAAAACGTATTTTACCATATATGCAGGACTTAAAGATTGGCATAGACAGCTCATGGATGGGGTACTTAAGGATGGTATAGTTCGCACTCCTAGTGGTCGTGAGTTCCTTTTCCCCAATGCAAAGAGACTAGGTAATGGTCGTATCACTAATGCTACAGCCGTTGTTAATTATCCAGTACAGAGCTTTGCTACGGGAGACTGTGTTCCTATAGCTTGTATTAGAGCCCTTAAATACTTTCGTGAACATAATTTAAAATCTAAACTTATCTTGACTGTGCATGATTCAATCGTGGTGGATCTCTTATCCGAGGAAAAAGATAAGGTTGTTGCAGGATTACAATGGGCAATGGAAGGCGTGAAAGACGATCTCCAACGTAGGTTTAACTATACCCCATCCCTTCCTCTAGACATAGAAATAGAGGCTGGAAAAAATTGGATGGAAATGCAGGAAATAGTTTGACTAGTTACCTTAACTAATGTAAGATTTAGGTTCCACTTATAACAACAGGAGTTCGGAAAAACATGAACCAAGTTGCACTCGCTAATGAGGCTGAAACAAGAAACATTCTCTCAGAATTAATGGGAGAAGAAGAGCAGAAGATTAAAATTGATTTTCTTAAAATTAACCATGATGGAGAAGATAAACAAGGACGCGATGTTAAAAAAGGATCGCTATCTCTATCTAACCAAGCTGAACCTGTATACGCACAGGAAGCAAAGATCCATGTGTTAGCACAGTATTTCCAATACCGTGAGCAGGATGAAAAAGGTAAAGTACAGAATAAGACCGTTCTTATGACTGACTTCCGTAAGGGAGAGCCTATCGATATGAAAGGCACTCTTCGCTGTGGTAAACCTACTCGTAAGTCACTTAATCAAATGACTGAGGATGATCAGAAGTTCTGGTCAGGTAAAGTTAAGACAACTCGTATTATTCGAGGCGTAATTAACTATACAGGTAAGACTGTAGACGGTAATGAAGTTACCGTAGAAAATGTACCATTCCAACATTACATGAAAGGCTCAGGGTATAATGATTTTGAGTCGATCGTGGAAAGTATGCCGTATGGTAAGAAGTTCCAAGACTATATAATCAACGTAAAGACAGAAAAGCGTGGTAAATATTACTACACTACATTCTCTGTTGATTTTGGAACCCCAGCGGCTTTCACACCAGAACTAGCCAGTACCGCTAAAGTATTTGTGGATATGGCTCGTCAGGAAAACTCTGTGATCACCAGCAAGTATAATGAGGCCTTAATGGAAACTACCTCAGATACTCAAGTGTACGAAGCTGTAGCTTCTACAGGTGATCTAGCGTCTGACTTAGCCTAATTGGGAGGGCTTCGGCCCTCTCTTAACCCCAAACTTATAGGTGCTTATATGCTTTCTATTTTAGAGAGCCAGCTCCGTGCTGTCTTAGAAGATCTCTCAAATGAGCAGACTCTAGAATTTACTGCAGAAGACAAGAAAAAAGCAGTAGAACAGTTCGCGGCGGCTTTAGATAAACAAACTACCCCTCGGGAGAAAGAACCTAGAATTCGTATGTCGAATGTAGGTCGTCTACCTTGCCAGCTTCAACAAGAAATACAGTTAGGATCTCCTCGAGAGAGAATGCCCTACAATCACTGGATCCGTATGATGATCGGAGACTGTGTTGAGATCCTAGTACGCCTAGCTCTTGATAAGACAGAGGTAAATGTCACCTCAGATGGTGATGATGTAAAGCTTGATGTTAGTGATACGACAATCAAAGGCACTAGCGATATAGATATTGATGGTGCTGTGTATGATATCAAGTCATGCAGCCAATACGCTTTTAGGAATAAATGGAGCGGTGGTTTTCAAGCTCTGTATAAAGCAGACGACTTTGGATATGTTGGTCAGCTTTATGGCTATGCTGATGCTCAAGATAAAAAAGCTGGTGGCTGGATAGTTGTCGATAAATCTTCCGGTGAAATTAAAATTGTAGAGGTTGATGCCACTAAAGAGCAAGAGGCTTTTATCAGACAGCATAGGGAGCAAGTTGTGGATTTAGTATCTAACAACCGTCCCTTTCAAAGGTGCTTCGAAGAAGAAGAAGAGACGTTCTTCCGCAAAAAAACAGGTGGCAAAGTCCTCAACAGAAGTTGCTCATGGTGCTCGTTCAAACAATCGTGCTGGCCAGAAGCGCAGTACCTCCCGAGCCGCCACTCCAAAGCGCAAAGCAAACCCTACAAATGGTATATCGAGTATCCAGATGATCCGAACACAGAGCGCTAAGGCTAAGGGCCGTAATCTTCAGAAATGGGCGAGAAATAAGATATTAGATCTTGTCCATGATCTGGAGCCCGATGATGTCAAAAGCACCTCTATGGGGTGCGGAGGAGAGGATGTGCAGTTATCGCCTTTTGCGAGAAAGCATATGCCTATCAGCATCGAATGTAAGGCTCGTAAGAACATAGCTGTCTATTCCTACTACTCACAGGCTGAAGAGAACTGTCCAAAGAAAATGGAACCCGTTGTCATAATTAAAGCCGACAGGAAGAAGCCTCTAGCTCTAGTTGATGCCGAATATCTATTAAAACTAATTGCAGAATCGAGACGCAAATGAAGATAGAAGATATCCCCGATAATACAATAATTCTTAAAATAGATTTAAAGGATGGGGCCAAGCTACAGGTATCTGTAGGACACAGTGTCGAAACAGATGATTTTGAGGATGATGAATTAGAATTTATTGATGCTCTAGTATCTGGCATTGGTATCCATCTTGAGTACTCTATGGAGACAGTCCTAGCTATGGGGCGTATGTCTAATATGATTAAGGATCTCCTAGAAGATGAAGAGGGAGATATTAATTTTGAACCTGATCAGAAGCTTATAGAAGCTGTAGATAATGGCAAACATAGTAATGTTATTTCTCTAGCTAAAAAGAAGCTACACTGATGGATGTAGTTAATCACCCCCCGCATTATCAATCCAGTATCGAATGTATTGATGCAATGGAAGCTATGTCTTCCGGATGCTCCATCCCTTCTCACCAAGCCTATTGCTGGCAGAACTGCTTCAAATATTTATGGCGTTGGCCATATAAAAATGGTCTCGAAGATCTTCGTAAAGCTCGTTGGTACTTAGACAGATTAATCAAACAACTAGAAGAGGAGCGGCGATGAATTGTTGGCACTGCAAATCGGAATTAATCTGGAACGGAGATCATGATTGTGAAGATGGAGATGAATACAGCATCGTTACCAATCTCTCCTGCCCTAAGTGTGGCTCCTTTGTTTTATCTTACCATCCACAAGGAAAAGAAATGATTACTTTAGATGATATCCAAGGTTTTGAATACTATGACCATAATAAAGAAAGCCTACGGGATCCGGATACCTACCTAGGTAATAGTCCTCTCGACATGGTTAAACATTTTGCTCGAATATATGGGCAAGCCCTAGGTCAGAAATGGGAAAAGGGAAACAAGGATGATCTCCTTAGAACCCTGCTTGTTAATGAAGAATATACTGAAGTCTTATCAGCTGAGACTGCAGAAAATATGCTCAAAGAATTGGCTGATTTAGTCTACGTCACTTACGGGTTTTCCGCGACCTTTGGGTGGGATTTAGATGAAGCAGTTCGAAGAGTACACGCATCTAATATGTCGAAACTAGGTGTTGATGGTAATCCTGTCTACCGAGGGGATGGGAAAGTCCTAAAGGGGCCAAATTATGCGGAACCAAACCTAACAGATTTAATATGAGGAATAATAATGATTAAGAATGAGTACGGGCCAACATTAAACATTTCAGAAAAAATTCATGCTGAGAAGTACCGTAGTGAAGGAGAAACCTTCCGTGAGGCCATGACCCGAGTAGCAGAAGCCCTAAAAGATGATGAAGTTCATTTCAATAACTTCAAATCTATCCTTTATAACCAGAGATTTTTACCTGCGGGTAGAGTGCAGTCTGCGATGGGAGCCCCTCGTACTGTCACTCCATACAACTGTTTCGTATCAGGCACGATAGAAGATAGTATGGAAGGCATTATGGATGCAGCAAAAGAAGCAGCTAGGACTATGCAGCTTGGTGGCGGTATAGGGTATGATTTTTCTACGCTAAGGCCACATGGGGCTCTTATTAAGAGCTTAGACAGTCGGTCTAGTGGCCCCTTGAGCTTCATGGCTATATTCGACAGCGTATGCCAAACAATTTCTTCTGCCGGCCACAGGAGAGGAGCCCAAATGGGTGTACTCCGGGTAGACCATCCAGATATTGAGAAGTACATACGGGCGAAGCATAATTCTACAGAATTAACAGGGTTTAACATCTCCGTAGGTATCACTGATAAATTTATGGAAGCTGTGAAAGAAAATGGCCAGTTTGATTTAGTATTTGAGGATCGTGTATATTCCACTGTTAACGCCCGTGCTTTATGGGATGATATCCTTAGAAGTACTTGGGATTGGGCAGAACCGGGTATATTATTTATTGATCGTATTAATCGAAAAAATAACCTGCACTATTGTGAGAATATCGTAGCCACTAATCCTTGCGGAGAACAGCCTTTGCCTCCATATGGAGCGTGTTTATTGGGTTCTTTTAACTTAACTAAGTACATTGTGAAGCATGATGGCAAGTATGTTTTCAACATGAATATGCTGAAGACAGATATTCCGTATGTTGTTAGGGCTATGGATAATGTAGTAGATCGAGCAACATATCCATTACCACAACAAGAGAAGCAAGCTAAAGATACTCGTCGCATGGGTCTCGGTGTAACAGGGGTTGCTAATGCTATTGAGGCACTGGGCTTTGACTATGGGTCAGATGAATTCATCAGAGTGCTAGAAGACATCATGGGTACAATCCGTGATATTTGTTATCAGACCTCTGTTGAGTTATCTAAAGAAAAAGGCGCATTTCCATTATTCCAACAAGAATATTTGGACAGTGAGTTTGCTCTAACTTTACCCGCTGAAATTAGAGAGAGTATAGCTGAGCATGGTATCCGTAACTCACATCTATTATCAGTTGCTCCAACAGGTACAATCAGCCTCAGTGCAGATAATGTATCTTCGGGTATCGAGCCAGTGTTTAGCCACTTCTATGACCGTACTATTCAGACCTTCGATGGGCCTACAGTAGAGCGTGTTGATGATTATGCTTATCGTGAGTTTGGAGTTAAGGGTAAGACCGCAGATGAGTTATCTGTGTTCGACCATGTGCGGGTGTTAAATGTTGCATCACAATATGTTGACTCTGCCTGTTCTAAAACTTGTAATGTTGGAGATGATGTTACATGGGAGGAATTCAAACAAGTTTATATGGAAGCATATGAAGGCGGGTCGTCTGGAGCAACCACATTCCGTAAATCTGGAAAGAGATACGGTATCTTGAATGCATCTACATCTGAAGATGTTGTAGAAGAGAAGCCTGTAGAGAAAGATAACTTCATTGAAGAGGGCGGGGCTTGCTATTATGACCCTCAAACTGGCCTTCGTAAATGTGAATAAAAGACATAAAAAAAGCCCCTGAGTCGTTGACTTAGAGGGGCTAATTATGTAGATTATACGGGAATGTACCGTTGGTCTGGTACACTTCGTTAGGTTAACCCTCGAGCTTTACGGCTCGGGGGTTTTTCTTTATTTAATTAGGTTTAAAGGTACTTCTGCTATACTCTTTACATTATTCTGCATATTCTCGAGCATAGAGTCTTCATCGGGATCATCTGCGGCGCTAGAGGCTTTGATAATAGCGGTAGATATGTAGTTTATCATCAGATCTTCTAGTAAAGGATCCGAAGGACTTTTGTTATATTTATCAGCTAACTCTAAGAACTTGTCAGCGTCCTCAAGTATCTCTTTCCTAATTCCCGCGGCGGCAGTATCTGGATCTGTTCTCTCAACAATAGCTCCCATAAGAGCTCTGATCCTAGAACCAGTTCTACTCAATGGGCCAACTACTGTGTAGATTAATCGTGTAGTAGCTGTAGCAGCTTCTCTATTAAATGATGTAGGAGACTGCCCTCTAATAGGCGTAGCCCGCATAGATTGAGCGTTATCCCCCGCAGCCTCAATAGTTGTTCGAATAGCCTCCATAAACTGAGGTTGATCTGCGTAGATTATATCCCCAATATCCAATATTGAAGTACGTCCATCTACCCCTTCTTCGATATCCTTAACCTTAACCGGCCTAGTTCCACCGGTCTCTTCAGCAACGGCAAAAATACGATTATCTAAGAAGTTGGCATATGCAGTCTTTAATCCCCTCATAAGGATCACACCATTAGCTTCTGGTTGTTCCGCAATTATACCCATAAGTTCGGCTACTCGAGCACGGCTCTCTCCACCTAGCTTTTGACCTGATCCGAATATTGTTTCGAAAGCAGCTTGGGGGTTAGATGTTCCCTTGATCTGAGCGCTATCTAGTAGTTTAGATATAGAAGGTGTCTTACCTTTATCAAAGAAGTTGCGGAGTACACTGGTCTCTACATCCTTCATTAATCCTTCAGATGCTTTCTGAGCAGAGTCTAGGATATTTTGTACCTTAGCTTGGTCACCTCCAGCGGCTTCTAATCTTCGGATAAATTCATTTATGCTGCCTACCTTATTCGCCATTTCTGGTGATGTAGTTGCAAGTTCATTAAGCTGTTCTGCATATCGCATAAGCTTTTGAGAGAACCCTGTATAATCAGCACCATCAATACCAGAAGTCTTAACAGAGTTAGCAAATCCATTTACCGTATCTAGGATAAAATAGTCTGCTATCTTTGCAGGATCTCCTACATCAGTCAGAGCCGTAGCTAAATTGACTGTCCTAGCCATATTACCACTATTTAGAATACCTCTAGTAAATTCTTCAGCCTTAGCATTAAATCCCGGTCTAAATGGTTCAGTACGGCTAATTGTACTCTCAATAGAATTTGCAGGAGTACGCCCAAGAGTACTGTCATAGATGTTAGAGAATTGCTGCATTGAATCATTGTCACGCCAGATAGGGGCGTATGTCTTCATATAGTAATCTTTAGCTGCTGTAGCTGTCTCAGCCAGATCTGGGTCTGAGTCCTCAACATACTTTAACATATCTTGATCAATGAACTTGATTAGATCTCTATAGTATCGGCCTAGTAGTGGAGCCTTACTATCATATGCGCTAGAAGCTAACTGTGATAGCTCCGGTCTAATCTTAGTATAGAAGAAGCCAAAGTCAGTATTTTCAGATATCCAAGCCTTGAACCGCTCTTCGATTTCATCAGGTGTCTCANGNCTATTAACTGTTTTAACATTACCTTTAGCATCAGTGACTTCATCCGGAACTTTCTGAGCTCTAAGTCCCTCAAGGAAGGTAGCTACAGGATCCGATTTAGCAAAGTTTCTAGATGCAGCTGTGATATCTTCTTCGGGCATACGGGAGAATAGTTCGTATATAGAATCCGGATCTACATCGCCACCTCTTACAGCACCATATAGATTGTTCTTCTCGTTTACCATCAAGGCATAACTATCCTCTAGGCTATTAACGATATCTTTAAATGCTCCTGTTTTAGGGGCAACAATCTCTGTACCTGTGGCTGTCTCTAATCTAGATAGAGCATCAACAAATCCTAGATCACCTTCCATACTCTGTAGGGATTTAGTAGCGGCATTCTCAAACTCAGTACGAGCTGCAGCTAATCCTCCGGCGGCTTCATCAACCTGATCTTTAGCAATATCTACAAATCCCTGTGAAGAATTCTGTAAAACATCAAACTCATTAGCACCATCAGCCAATCTATCTTTTTCTATTGCTAGGCCTTCTCGGGCTGCATTAGCAGGAGCATCAAGCTTTTGTTTAATGCCTTCACCCCCACCAGAGTTTATTTCTCCAGCGCGGATCTTCTGAGCATTACCTACAATAGCGGGATCCATTCCTCCTTTTTGCATTGCCGATACGGTATCTAGCGTTAAAGTTTTGTTTGAAGATAAGTCTGAAAAATCAGCAATAAGTATATCTTTATTCGCTCTAATAATCTCAGTTAATCTAGCAACAGATTCTCGTAAAGTATTCTCGTCTACCGTAGTATCAAGACCCGCCAATTCTCTAGACAATTGTTTGTATACTGCACCCTCAACACCAGCTTCACCGCGTAGCATTCTAACAAACGGAGCAAGCATAATATCATTAGTTAGAGTTAAGCCCGTCTTACCTAATTTTAATCCGGTGCTTAGTACGCCTCCACCAATCAAACCTTCTGCAAATGCATTTAAACGCTGTTCTAGTAGTTTATCTGCCTCGGTATCCCCTAGCTCAGCTACGTTATTAAAGAATGATTCCTCACCAAATAAGAAGTTACCTTCTTCTGTACCTACAGTAAGGGTAGCCGCAGCGTCTCCGGTAAGTGCCGCAGAGGTACTCTTAACAGCATTTATAACAAAGTTACCTACTTTGCTTACAGTTTTTACACCTTTTAGAGTCCATCCAGCTACCTTGAACGCTAACGCCCCCGGAGCTAATGCCGCTCCTAAAGCTGGAATACCATCAGCAATTAAAGAGTCCCCAAAGCCGGGGGTATCAATAGAGAAGGTAGCATTCTGAACATCTTCCTGTATGTCTGTTCCGAAGTATTTATCAGATACAGCTGCACCAAATTCCATAGCATCGCCTACGGATTCTTGTACACCAAGTCTAAGCTTCTGTGAAAATCCTACGTTAGGTTTACTACCAAATCCAAACAGGTTTCGATCAGGGAATAATATAGTTTCTTTTCTATTAGTATTAGGGTCAGTGTATATGAATTGATACAGGCTTCTTGTAGGATCCTTACCTTGATCTACAAGCTCCTGAGCCGTTACACCATTTGGTAGAGCTGCATCTTCATTAAATATTAGCTCTTCATAATGATTATAACCCTCTTCCATAGTATCAAATCTATCATACATATCTGAGTTAATACCTTCAGATATGGATGGAATTAGATCATCATTGTTTTCTTCCGTTTCGTCTTTTGCATACGGATTTATGAGGCCTGTTCCTGTAGGTTCAACCTTTGGCTTATATGGGTTTATTAAATCCACCATAATTAGTTTCCTTCCACTACGGCGTTAGGGAAAGTAGTAGTATACAATTCCATGAGTTCTTGATCCGATAGGGTAAAATTAGGATCGGTTTCTCGTTTTGTATTTATATAGTTTTCATTAGCTTTTATAATTTTTGCCTTAAATTCTTCAAAGGGAGGGATAAACTCCGTAGAAACATTGCTTGTCTTTGCACTTAAAGAAATATCTCGAGATTGCGCTAATTCTAGCTGTTTATTGAGAACTTCATTACCTTGCATCTCTTGGCTTACTAAGTCATTAAAGTTAATACCAAATCTAGAGTTTGCTAAGCTACCTCGGTAATCTTTATCCCCCATAAGTCCGTTAACAATACCTGCCCTACGAGCTTCTGTACCTAGCATATATCTATCTACAGCAATGTTGATCTTACGCAAAGCACCCTCAGCTCTAGGCTCACCAAATCCTACAGCTTGTAAGTTCTGGGTTAACTCTCTGTCTGATAGGCCTTGTCCTTTAGATTCATTTAAGCGAGCTAGATCATAGGCTGCCTGTAACTGCCTAGCAAAGATGTCTTTAGCTGGCCCCGTAAGATCTCTAAGACTAGAAAATATCTCTAACTCAACTTGCTCGTAAGTAGCTCCACCAGCAACTAATGTCTTAAACGTAGATCCTAAGTTCTCTACATTATCACCTACACCTTGGAACCATGTTAAGTATGCGTTGTATGCCTGTGGGTTATCCTGAGTAAGCTTACGATATTCTAGTAAGTTAGTTATACCAGCCACACCGCTCTCTACTATTCTAGAGGCATCCATTACGGGTTTATTATAGGTTTTAATAAAGTCAGAAGCATCATATTGCTCAGTAGTAAGCTTTCCCGAAGTCGGGTCTATGATAGTATTTGTTCCTATTTGCTTTAGGGTGTTGTCTGGCTGTACTTGAACCATAACTGGGTCTAACGAAATACGCCCATCCTCTTCTCTAGGGTAGAATACTAGAGGATCTCCGTTAGCCGAAGCTTTAGCTAACATATCCTCGCGCTCGCGCTCATCAAACATATCAAGTCGTCGTTTAAGCTCTACATAAGCCTCAGTCTTTTCTCGCTCACCACCTCTAAACATAGATACTTCCATGTTTCCTACTACGGTCATAGCGCCCATAACATCTCCAGCAGAGTTTAATCTGGTTTCTTCTAGAAAGCCCGTGAAGTCGAACATCGCACCATCTTTGATCTGGGCCTTAATCTGAGCCCCAACCATATTAAACATCTCAGTTTGATTAGATGTTAGATCATAGGCCTCTGAACCTATCTCAGCATTAAGAAGCTTCCATTTAGCAAGACCATCTTCGTCATAGGTCAGATCGGCTAGTTTAGATCCGAGGTCAAACTTCTTAGTCTTTGGTTTTGTTTTGATAGATGCTTCAGTGAATGTGCCAGTTTCTATTTCCGTAATAACTTTATCGAGCTCTGCATCAGACACGTTTTCTGGTTTGAACCCTTCCCAAACACCCCTAAGAGCATTTCTTTTAGCTGATGCCGAACTACCGGCGGCGGCTAGGCGATCACTAGCATACCAAGAAAACAAAGAATCCTGTGTCTTTTCATCAAAGATAGTTTCATCATTAATACCTAGGGCGGTAAATCCTCCCCGTTCCTTAATGTCATTAAGTGTAGATCCTACAAACTGATACTTACCCATCGGAGTACTAGCATCCCCATTTGCAGCTGCCGTAGTGCCAGCCGGCATATTCTGCTTACTCCAATTGAAGTACTCAGAACCCGGTGCTGAGAAGTCCAGAACCTCTCCCATACTCATTTCTGTAAGATTAAAATCAGAGAAGTCCGTATTCTGAGACTGATTTAATAAAGCGTTATACCCACCACTACCACTTTCAAAGTTGCCCATGAGTGATGCAACATCTGTAGAAGGTTTCATGGCAGATGCACCGACTATCTCTAGTCTTTCATCAGCTACTAAATTCTCTAGTCGCTCGGTAGCTTGTCCTACGTTACCTTCATATGAAGCTATTGTACTATATGCATAAGTAATAGCAGCTGAGCTATTAGGGTTCTCTGGAAACATCTCTGCAGCCAGACGTACAGCTGACTTTTTCCAAGACGCTTCTTCAATCTCTTTTGCTTTAGCTTTTGCAAGAGCATCTTTCTGTAGATCCAACTTAGCAGCTTGTTCTTTAGCCTTTAAGGGGACATAGACTTCTGCAAATCCTTTAAATGCACTAGCTAAGGCTCCCTCATCTTCTTGCCTATAGGCTCCGGATGCTAAATTTCCTCTTACACGACTACGCCAACTCATCAGTGGTCTCCTCTTCATCCATACCAAGCATTGATTGCTGCTCCATATCAGGAGCGGCTTCCACATCTTCGCCAGATGGGCTTGCCATTAGCCCTTCCTCTGGAGCAGGGGGTGCTACAGTAGGTTCATCTAGGGGCATATCCTCTGGATCTTCTTCAGCGTCTAATAGAAGTGAAAGCTGACTAGGAGTGTAGATTAATTCATCGTTAGCTTCTGCACCCATTTCATATTTAAGATCATGAGCCTTTGCAAAAATCTCAATGCCTCGAGCAACTGGCCCAGCAATTA